GGGTCTCCGTTAACTATTCTGCTTATCTTCATACTGATAAGCTCAAGTGCTTCCTTTTGTGCGTCAGTACACTTATCCCAGCTCTTACCACCTCTAAACGCTTCTTTTATTCTCTGAGAAACTTCTGCGTTGGTACTAAACTTCCCGTACCTACCACCTCTCTCCTTCAGTACTTTCTGTATGTTCATTTAAGTGTTTTAGCGAGCTTTACCATCTCTTCTAGGTATTCTAATAATGTGTCTATATGAAAAACGCGAGGATCTTTCCCCGCTGGGTTACGTTCTATGCACCAATCTAGATGGCTATCTGCACTATCCCAATATTTACGGATAGCAGATACAGTGGCTTCTCGCTTTTGTTTGGTTGAAAGCTTCTGCGCCATGTGTGAAAACTGAGAACTCACGATATTCTCAATTCTCACAAACGAGCACAAGCTCATTTGGTGGCGGGATTTTGGCTTACCCTTTGTGTGCTGATGTTTATGAAGTGGGTGAGCAAACACGCATATCGAAAACAGATTGAATGTGACTTGGTACATCAGCCGAAAGTACCACTTCTATAGTTTGTCAAGAACTTGCGTTATGCACAAGGGTATGTATTGGCAATGTGGGGATAACCGTCTAGTATTATGCTAGTGGGTTAGTTTAGTTAAAACCTGCCCAGAGGGTAGAAGCTGGTAGAACCCAGCACCCACACCAAGGAGGAAACAAATGGGAGTTGCAGATTATGCTAAAACTCTAAACCTCTCAGTGGAGCAATTCTTTCACTGGAGCTACAGTCGGGCAGGGCATCTTTATCAAAAAGAGCTACCACCTGACAAAGCGTTTGAACAGTACAAGTTCTGGGGCAAACTCCCCATGTACGTTGTAAGTCAGATGCGCTCTCTCAAACTTGCAGAGACCTTTAGGAGGATTCGTGAAAAATACACACACGTTTCATGAGCAATACTGGTATCTGATGTTTGTTTAGAGAGGAGGTGATTCTCATCTCGCAGCCTAGGCGTTATTAGGCAAAGCACCTCGTCTATTGGGGTGCTTATTTTAGTTACAGTGTTGCAATAAACTCTTTTATCGTCTTGCCTTCTGCGAGGGCGTCTATCATGCGGTGCATTCGGTTCTTCCAATCAGCGCACTCTTCCTTTGAATGCCCCCAAGAGCCGGGTTCGTCGCTGTTCTTGTGTACATCGCAGTACCACCCCTCCACCTTCCCCACGGCTTTCCATGCTTCGGGCTGTAGTAATATCCATGAAGGGTTAAGAGTTGCGTGCGACTTTTGTAGCACTGTGTCTGGTCCACGATAGACCCACCCTCCCTCTATCGCCTTCTCGATGAATGTTTTTATTTCCATACCTACTTAATATTATCTGATAAGAATTTTTCTAGTTTGATTGGAGAAAGTACATAGTCTAGCTCTGTTGCTTGGATATTCTCTGTTTCAAGCCATAGTGGTGTTATATTATATCGGTAACTTCGTGTTTTCCAATTCACGTAAAAGGATATTTTTTTCTTCCACCACAACGCACCCACATATACATCCATTAGTTTTTCTTCCTTCATATAGATTGATGATTAGTATCCTCCTTCCATTCGGTGGAGAGGTGTTTAGGGCAAGCACTTGGAAACCCTATTTCCTGTTCGCGCCACTCACAAGCATCGCACCCCTTTGTATTCTCTGTGGTCATACGTTTGTTTGATTAGCTTTTAGGGCTAGCCACACTCCAAGCGCGACAACGGCTGCTGTGATTGTCGCATTTCCATCAGGTTCGTTTACTGCCACGAACCGATTCATAACGGCTGAAACTTGTGCTGTAAGCGCGAACGCAATCAGTGTATATCCAGTTCTCATAGTGATTTAGTTAGTTTTCTCCTCCTTCAAGGCTTCTATTCTTTGGAGGGTTTCTTGCTTTATATCATTTCCTGGCGCTTCGTAGGGCCAGCGATTCTCACTTACACGCTCGGTCTTTATGGCGCTAACCACCCCAATAACCTCATCCAATATCTTTTGTTTGTGGTCTTGGAGGGTTTCCTTAAAGAGGTTCTTTAGTTCGGACGCGCCTGGCTCTACATCGCCATAGCAAATATAGTAGGCAAGGTTATCTATCTTCTCTGCCCACTCAGGCTGAATGTCTTGGTGGGGGCATTTCTTGTCGCGGAAAGCTTCGTCCGAGCAGTGGTACGTTTCTGTGCTTAACGGTTTTCCGTGGATGCTTTTCTCTTGGGGTGGAAGTTTCACATCAGGATAGTATTTTAGGACTTCTTCGCGCGACATAAGCTCCGATGTATTTACGGCTTCTATCTGGTCAGAACCCAATATCTTTGCAAAGTCATCAGAGTTCATCCAGTCAGTCCAAATCCCGTCCTTTTTGACGCGAAATTTCTTTTTGCACCCTCCCTGTATAGAGTTAGTCATAGGTTTTTGTTAAGGTAAAACATTTTGGCGGGAAATCTTGGTGAGAACCGAAGAGATACCCACACCACTCGCACCATATCCATTTAAAGAGTTTCATACATTCAAGTTAGTGTGAGTGGTTACTTAGGGGTTGTACATCGTTAAGAGTTATGATTAGTTCTCCTGGGATACTGAACGTATTGCTTCTCTGTTTGGCGATTTTCCAAGCACTTTCTATGTCGGTTGCTTCTATAATCTCAGTACCAGGAATTACCGTATCACCGAAGAATCCTAGCTTGGTACCCGTAAAAGAGACTTTGTATTTCATACGGTTAGTGTGAGTCTTTGGGGAGGTTTCTAGAGCTTGGCCGACCAATTCAACTCTAAAAGTCGCATTCTCTACTTCGTGACCGCCCTCTCGGATACACGCCTTAAGACCAAGGTTTGCGCGAATCTCGTCGGTTGCGGACACGACAACTATCAGTGCGTATTGTTTCATAAGAATAGTTAGGTACGGTGGTTAGGTTGGTTCTCCTTCGTAAGGTGCATACTCTTCCAGGAAGTAAAGGAATTTTTCAAGGCACGCTTCACCGCGCATTCCCATACCTATCCAACGTTCGGTAGCTGTAATAAGGTCTTCCTCGGAAACTTTCCCAAGAGCAATAATTAGTTTTTCTTTCATACAGTAATAGATAGTGGGTTAGAAGGGTTGATCTGATAAATTGTTTTCAGGGTATTCCTGCTTTTTGGGCTTGAAGTCATTAACCACGAAGTAGAGCTTAGTACCGTCTTTTGATTGCAGGAGGTCTAGGTTTACCCACTCTCCTCCTTTTTCTCGGAGAAATTCGATAGCCTCCTCAACCTTAATAGACATAGAACCTTTCACGAAGTCGGGAACCCCTGGTTTAGGTCGTTTAAAAATAAACCCACGCGCAAATTGTTTTTCAGCCATATATTTAGATTGTGAAATTGTCTTTTAATGGGTCGCCTACAGCATCTTGAACTCCTTTAACCTTTTTAGGTGTTGCAGAGGCCGTATTGCCGTCATCATCTTCGTCCTCAAGTCCAAGCATAGCTATAAGAGCATAGCGTCGTGCGTAGGTAATAGCACCACCTAGCTTTTGCATATCAGTAGCACCAACATAAGGAATAAATGATTCTATCTTTGTACCGTCTTTCACGTCTATAAGCTCTGTCATAAGCCCAGTAGTGCCTGATGTTGGACTTATCTCACCACGTTGGACTATCACCACCTCCATATCAGCTAGTGGTTTCTGCACCTTCTCTAGCACTTCGTTTAGTGAGGTGTACTTATTTTTAAAGAACGGGTTGGTTGCATCCTTCTCTATCGTGATATTGAGTGATTTGAACTTAAGTAGTTTTTCGTGAATCATAGTTAGTATATTTGTTCTTCTGCGGTTAATAGTAGATCGTAGTATTCCTGTTCTTCTTCCTTGCTTTTGAATCCTTCGTTCTGGGTTGGTTTATCGTCTTTCGTTCTGTAGTCGTTTAGGCAACGGTCTGGGTGTAATGACCAGTAGTCTACTCTAGTAAGGTACTGACTTGGGTGTTTCATACCTCCTTTTGAATTAGGTGTGGATGTTCGTATACGTTGCCGATAACTTCGCGCTCCGAGCAGTAGACAGCGTCCCATCCACCAATACGTGTTCCGTATGGCCCGATGGTGACCTCGCCAATTTGACGAACATATTTTGGTTCTCCTGCTCGTCCGCTTGCCTCTACATCGTGTCTAACAACATACCCCTCATAGATCTCAACACCGTTCTTGTCGTGCAGTCCTGTGGATTGCATTGGTTTTATCATTGGATAGGCACCCAGTATTTCACAGTTTCCGTCTCCTCTTTCAGTAAACCATATTCCACGTCTTAAAAAGACATCACCATACATTACTCTATGAAGAGAGTCCCACGCCATGAATTTTATTGGTCTCATACGAAACTAAAAGCTAGTAGTACAAGAATTACTCCTAGAGTAAGTACTGCGGTAAGTAGTGGACGTTCTTTCTTAACTTTCACGCTGGAAATCTCGTTCATATCTACTTTTCTTTGAGAGGGGAAGTTGTATTTTTTCATATACCTAGTTCGTTAGTGATTTCTTTTAAGATGGTTAGTGTTTTTTCTTGGTCTGCGCGAAGTGCTTTCAATTCCGCGAGTAGTTCTTCTAGTGCTTCGTTCATACAACACGCATCTTATTTGCTAGTGACTTCTTCTCCTGAGAAAACCAGTGCATGAATCTTGCTTTATCACCTGATTTACAATCACAGTATTCAAGATCACCAGCTTCGGTAAACACTACTCCTGATGCACATTCGTTTTTACAGTTGTTCATAAGTTTTCGCTTGATTTGGCAGACGGCATGTGAGTCATCTGCCAAGTTAAACGCACATGCTTTTAATTTGTTCCTGTAAGTGCTTGCGGTGAGATAGATTTCTGCGGGAGTTCTGCCTCTCTCCTTCGCGCATTTAATTCCATACTATCTATCCCACTCCAAACACTCAAGGAACTGTACCGCTAAGGTGGGTACATAGGTACTATACCTCGCTATCCACTTGCACGCAAGCACGCATAGTGCTACCCTGTGTATAACGTGAAAAAGACAGTAAATATACGGGTTTTTGAGGACTCTTGGAAACGACTTAAAATAAAAGCAACACGTTCCCGAAAGACCTTGATGGAGATTATTGACGAACTTTCAAAACAATAAATATGATTCCACGAGCATCTGAAAGTGAAGGATACCAAGTGATTCCTACTGGCTTGCCACAGCTAGATCACATTTTAGGTATTGGTGGTATTCCTTTTAAGAGGATTACAGAAATATCCGGCAAGTGGTCAGTTGGTAAGACTACTCTTGCGTACTCGATTGTGAAGTCTGCACAAGAGATGGGTGTTGAGTGTATCTGGGTTGATGCCGAATGGAGTTGGGAGAATCTATACGCGAAAGAGATGGGTGTTGATCTTGATAAACTTGGGCTACTACAAACACGACATGCAGAAGATTCGCTCGATGAGATTCTTAACTATTTAGAGAAAGGAGGGAAAGATACGTTGTTTGTTATTGATGCAGTAGGTGCTCTACATCCGCGAGAAGAAGCAGAGAAAGATTCAGGCTCAAGAACTATTGGTGCACAGTCGTCTCTTGTCGCTAGATTCTGTAGAAAGGTAGTACCACTACTTGCACTTAATAACTGTGCGTTGGTTGTTCTTAACCACGAATACACCCCGATTGAAGCAAATGGTGGACGACCACAAACTAAAACTTCAGGTGGAGCTAAACTTGAGTACCACAAGTCCATTTGGATTCGTTTGAAGAAGAACGGTGTATATCTAAAACAAGGAGATGAGTTTGTAGGGTTTAAAGTTGAGGCAGAGATTGGAAAGAACAAGCTCGCAGCAACACAGCGAAGAACCTGCACTATTGATATGTTTTATGGTAAAGGATTTAGTGCGGTATCTATGTTACTTGAACAGGCTATAGACAAGGGTGTTATTACGCGAAGTGGCAACACTTTCTTTATCGGAGAAACGAAGCTCGGTATGATCTCTAAAGTTAGAGAGTGGATAGCAATTCCCGAGAACGCAGAAAAGGTTAAAAGTTTAATGTGAGAAAGCTCGATGAACGATTCCAAAAGTGCGATCTTTGCGGGGTAAAAACATACCCCCCAGCAGCAGGGGTATACAACAGAAACAAGGATTTATGGACATGCCTACGTTGTCCACAGTCAGATACTAGGAGTTTAGGTCTGTAGATTGTAGTATTGAGGTTAATGCACCGTCGGCATTACTTACGCATTAACTTCAGTACCCATTTCCCGACGGTGGTGGGTACTGGATTTAGTACATAAGTTATGGCAAACCGTCGGATGTTTAGTAAAGAAATAACAAACTCGTCTGAGTTTCAGATGATGTCTCCTTCTGCTCAAGCTTTGTACCTACATATAGGTATGAACTCTGATGATGATGGTTTTTGTGAAGTGTTCACTATTGTGCGAATGACGGAAAGCAAACCAGACGATCTAAGGGCATTACATGAACGTGGTTTTGTCTACCTAGTAGATAGCAAGGTCGGTATTGTTAAAGATTGGCATACAAACAACGATATACGTTCTGATAGGTATACCCAGAGTAAGTACCTAAATGACCCAAAGTACGGAGAGACATATAAGACAATTATGCAGGATAAGATACAGCACCTTTCTAGGTACAAACCACTACTATCTGGTAGTACAAGTGGTATTACACAGGTTAGGTTAGGTAAGGATAGGTTAAATACTGGCGAAGTTGAAACTTCGCAGGAAATAATAGAAGTCAAAGAAGACCAGAAAGAACCTAAGAAACCAGCTAGGTACAAGAATGCTCGTACTGTCTTTTCGTGGTTCCCGAACCCTCAAAAGTCGTGGAATATGAATACTACCGAGCTTGAGTACGGCTTACTCCTTTTCGAGCGAGGTGAGGAGAAAGTAAAACAAGCCCTACAGTACGTTAAAAACCACTCACAAGAGGAGTTCTTCCCTCAAGTGAATAAACCATCCGACCTTGAGAAGAAATGGTTGGACATAGCTACCTATGCGAAAAGAAACAGTTAAAATCCTCCCAATAGCAGTAGCTGCGGAGCTAGTAGGACAAGATACGTCTACTAAGTACCCTTCTGGTTTTGAGATGCTCGATAAGTGTATGGACGGTGGATTCCGCGAAGGAGACTTTACTATCGTTTCAGGTATCCCTGGGGATGGTAAGACAACATACTGCCGTATGCTCACACTCAATCTAGCTAAGAACGGGGTAGGTACTCTATGGTTCAGCTACGAGATGACCGTTCGTGAGTTGTGGGACAGTTTCGAGAAGATGGGTGCTGACACCTCACTCATTAGCTACGTCCCTATGTCACTAGAAGATGACTACGAGTGGATAATCGAACACATAGCAAGAGCAAGACAAAACTACGACATCAAGGCTGTGTTCATAGACACCCTAGGAGATGTGGTACGTTCCGTGAAGAAACAACAAGACCTAGGAAACTACGCAACCTACATAGCTCAGTTGTGTAAAGACCTACGTAACTACGCGGTTAAGGAGAAGATTATGATATTCGCGGTAGCTCACGCAACAAAGCAAACAAGAAGTAACACCAACGAGACTGACAACGCTGACATAGCTAACTCAAACGGTATTCCCGCAGCAGCAACAAACATCTTCCACGTTTGGAGAGATAAGAAAGATGAAACATTGTCGTATGTGAAGATCGGTAAGTCCCGTAGAGACGGTACGAAGAAAGGTTGGAAGTTTCGTATGCGTTTCTCCGATAATAAATTACTACCAGAAGCTAAGGACAACGGTGAACGCTGGACTCCGTTGGAAGATGAGTTTCCAGGCTAACGTATGAACGAACTACTAAACAGATGGGCGCAAGAGAGTAACAGAAAGCTACTCGCCCGTATTCCCTACTTCCATGAAGTATTTGCTAGAACTAAAGACCCAATAGCACTAGAGATAGCTAAGAATCTGGGGATAGCAGTAAAAAACACTAAAAAGATAGAATATACTGAAACTATATGAACGATCTACTACCAGAACTTCTGAAGAAGCGTGTAGTGACACTTGGAGGGCATCATTACCTCCGTGTACGATTCGTCAATGACTACCTACATTTCCTGAAGAAAGGTGGTGCTGAACAGAAAGCTATACGTGCTTTTATGGAATGGGCAACTCCCGAAGAACATAAAGGGCAAGTTAAATACAAGGATGGTTTGCCGAACGAAGACGAACTCCTAGAAGTTACCAGAGATATGCAGAAAATCGCCGAAGGATACAATGCGTGCCGAAAAGAGTTCATACTGAACGCAGAGGAATATATAAAACTTAACTACAAAATATGAACGATCTAGCAATCCAAGACGTAGTAGCAGAAACTAAAGCACTGTGGCAAACAGGAAGGAAGGTAATGGTGCAAGTAGCGTTCAACCTTTCTCGGATAAAAAACAGTGACGTATGGAAAGAGTACGACAAATTCCCGAAGTATTGTGAAGAACAGCTAGAGATACAACAGTCACAAGTATCTAAACTCCTAACCATCGCCGAATATTATCTTGATAAATTCTCAGTAGAAGAAATAGGCTCAGTAGACTACGAGAAACTATACCAATCAGCACTACTCCCCGGATCGGTAGAGGTTAACCTAGCCAAAGCAAAAACCCTCTCAAGAGTAGAGCTAAAGCAAGAAAAAGCAGAATACCAACCACACCCATACGAAGAGGTAGCGTACTGTAAAGTCTGCAAACTCTCTAAATCAAACCATCCATGATAGAAGAGGTTAGATACAAGAAAAAGAAACGTAAGAAGACCAAAGCAGACATTTGGCGTGAATTTGGTCTAGAACGTCCTGCAAAACCAAGATACTCAGGACTACGAGGAGTCCTCTGGTATGTATTCTCACAATACATTCGAGAACGAGACAAACACCTTCCTTGTATCAACTGCAATTTAATGAAACCAGATAGACATGCAGGACACTACATACCAACAGGACAGTGCGGATGGGATGGCCTAGTCTTCCACGAAATGAACGTACACAGCGAATGTAGCTCGTGTAACATGCGCGACAAGAGAAAGCTAAAATATGGTCTAAATCTCGCTATACGTCATCCAGGTCAAAGAGAAGCAGTAGAATCGCTCTACGGGGCGTATAGAGCCTCACAGGGGCACTTTAAAAACTACTCACAAGCAGAGTACCGAGAAAAAATAACACTATACACAACCCTACTCTCGACATTTTCTGTAAAAGAAGTAGGCTAAATATATCATGGAGCAACTGATAGAACACGGAACGGTATCAGTAAAACTCACTAACCCAGAAGAGAATATGACCGACCTCCTGCACCTATTCGTTCATATGGGCTTTGTGGCGAAAATGAGCGAGCAGGAACTCATAGATAACTGCAAACGCGCCGCGGAAGACCAGTATTTTCAAGCAATCGTAACCAACCAACCCTAACTCAAACTTATTTATGGAAACTATTTCACTCAAACAGGCGATAGAAAAGTGTGGGTATGGGTTCCGTTCGCTGTCCCTACACTCGGACGGGCGTTGGATAGCAAAATCAGGTGCAAAGGCAAAACCACCCTCAAAGTTATTTACCGGCACAACTCCCTTTGAAGCCGTAGAAAAGCTCCTCAGCGCACTCGGGTATCCGGTAGAGATAAAAGAAGCCTAATCAAACTTATATTTCTTATGGCGAATCTTTACATTGAATGCCCGAATATCGTTGCTTCTATGTACGCGCAAACTAAGTTGCGGGACGTTTTCGGCTTTCAGATTCTCCGAGAAAAACAGAAGCCCCACTTTTCCGACAGGTTCGTAGTAGTTTCACCGCCAAAATACTGTGCTCGCACTCTCGGTATGTACCCAAAAGAAGACGACCCTTTTGACTGGAAAAGCCGAGAATACCACTACGAAAAGGGGTGTAAGGATTGCGACAAAGTACGAAATGATAAGCCCGTAATCTGCTATACACCCTCAACAATAGACCAAGACGGCAACGAAACCTACGAGAAAAACCACAAGTGGATTCCGCTAATGGACGCTCTCGCGCTCATAAAACTCACAGAAAGTCCCGCGCCAACCAACTAAAACACCCCCCTTTAATTCTTTTTTGATGGTATGGAAAGGAAACGCGCTCTTGCTCTTGAGAAAAACGCACTTTCAATAGACGACTGGAGTTCAACCTGCGTGAATTGCGGTCAAGGTGCGATTCCTGAAGAAAAGACCCACGAAAGCGTAATAGGCTATGGTGTAGCAGACGGCACAAAAGGGTGTGGTATCAAATGGGAGTTTCTTACGAGCATGTACGGGAATAACATAAGCAGTAAGTACGCGGTAGAAATGCGCCCAGACCTAAAGTGGATTGACTTTACTGAACTCCTAAACCAAGAAATCACCCCCTAAGAAAAAAGAAACATCTATAGGGGGTAGTGGTTTTTGGGGTTTATACACAGGGGTGCTTGACAACCTAAACGCTTGGGTATAGGATATAGATATGAAGAAAACAGAATGGATTGCAGAAACCACCCTTACCAAGATTATGAACAACGTAAAGGTTGTAGACGGAAAAACGATAGCGTGTGTCATGTTTCATAATCGCCCGTGGAAGGTCGTTGCTCATGGTACCGATTTCGCAACGGTTGCAGACCGCGCGTATGAACCTATTGCAGAATTTAGAACCCGCGAAGAATTGTGGAAGCACCTAAAAACTGTATGAGATGGTGGCTAGTAATCCGCGAGGAATCTAGTGGCTACGACTCGTACCCGATAGAAGTACGTCATGTGGTTGCGGCTAATACTGAAGCAGAGATTTATTCGTTGTTTAACGAACCGGAGCGTCCGGAGTACGGAAACCATATTATTCGGGTCTTACCATTCCCGGAACTTCCAAATCTCTCCCGGAAGAAAAAGCCTTATATACTTGCGATAGGAGATTTATGTTTCCGTTGTGAGAGAGTCCCTGGGGGAATTGTTTATACAGTACCTTGTAGAATTCATGATTAAGAACCCATCAGCAGTAGCACTCGGAAAACTCGGCGGCTCTAAATTATCCGAGAAAAAAGCTAAAGCCGCCCGTGAAAACGGCAAAAAGGGCGGAAGACCAAAGAAATTAAAAACCCCACACCACAACAAAATAACCTAACCTAGTATGGAAATTAAAGAACAAAGAGAATCTGAGTTTTGTGAACATATGAAGGAGCTTGTGGCTATTTGCCGCGAAAAGGAGGTCTTCTTTGGAGGCTGTGGCGATTGTGGGTCTCCTTGGCTTACCTGCAAAAAGTGCGGTAAGTCAGTAGACAACGCAGGTGATGTATTTTAAACCTAATCTAATATAGATGTTATGGAAGAAGACCAAATCGTTAAGTTGTTTGCGCTGAAGAATGGGTGGCTTTCTGGGTGGCTTAGAAACCAAAAGGAGGCAATGGTTTCTCTTTATGACCGCGAATTCACAGACGAGGAGGTTGCTATGCACTGCGTCCGTTTGTCTTCATTTGAGATGAACACGAAAGAGTATCTTCGCCCCGACTTCCTTATGGCGTTCTTTAGTCCGTTCCCAAAGATAGAGATACTTACCTACCCTGAAATAAGTGCAATTATTGCGGAAAGCCCGATGGTTTCGCCAAAGGTATACGAACAGTCGCGGTATGAAGACGCTTGGAAGTTCCACATTCAAAAGATGGTCTTGCTCGGAGAAAAACGCTACGACTTTGAAGCAGAACGCCTCAAATACCTCTACCAATTCGTGCCGAAGCAAGTAATTACACGTTTTGAGGAGTTCAAGAAGGAACAGCGCGACAGAACCTTGGAGAAAATGCGAAAAGAAAACAAGCCACCTAATCCAACCGTAGAGAAATAACTTATGAAGAAGAAGAAACATGACTGTCGGTTTAAACATTTTGACCCATTCACAGCGCTATATATGTGTCATAAACGCTGTGGAGCAACCAGAACTGATGTTCAGCGCGCATGGTACAAGTAACCACCAACCCTATGAGTAAGAAGAAAGTTGGGGATAACAAATAAAACATCCCAAAAGTATGCTTTAATAAATACAGTACCTTGAAAAGAAACATATAGAGGATTGAGAGTGGGTGGGGGAAGCTGAGCGTACGGGGTGCGTTAACACCTGTCAGCCCCCTCCACCTGCTCTTAATATCTAGGATGTTGTTGGGGCGCGATTTGTAATCGCGTGGTGAGCGCAAAGCTAACTCACCAGCTTGCTGAAAAACTAACGCTAGGACAAAGCAAGTCCCGCTCCACCAGCACCTTAGAACCAGTTTGAGCATAGAGAGGGGGAGTATAGTTTGCAAAACACACGTTCGTCATGCCGATTTCTAGATAGGAGACGAGAGACCTTCGGGGACGTGATGGTGGTGTTAATAGCCACATCTCCCTCTCTGTGCTTAGAACCTTACATCCTGTTCGTGCCTTAAATTCATCAGGAAACTGGTGGAACTTGGACAGGGCGTGAACAGGATATAGAGTTTTAATCAGATAAAAAGATGATATATACCTGTACAAAATGCGATAAAGAAACAAATACCATCTACTCATGGCCTCTTCCTGGAGACCCAGGCCCTAAAGAAGCCCTATGTCCAAGATGTATGAGTATGACCGACCATGTATGGAAAAGACAGGCGGACGGTATATAAATACAACTGTGGATAAACATTGACAATATGTAATGTTATATTTAATACATAATCAACCATAAAACATGTATCTAGGAAAAAAGATTTCAACAGGTGTTGAGGCACGAATGAAGGTAAAAGCAGGTGTTGATAAGCTTGCAGACGCAGTAAAGTCAACACTAGGCCCGTTTGGAACCAATGCTCTCATTGAGAAAGGACTACGTGTCACAAATGACGGAATTAAGATCACACAGGAGTTTACTCTAAGTGATGAGATAGAAGATTTGGGGGTACGTAAAGTAAAGGAAGCAGCAGCTAAATCAAATGACGAGGTAGGAGATGGATCAACCACTATCGTTACCCTAATCCAATCTATCCTAAAGGAAAGTCAAAGAAACCTAGGAACAGACAAAACTGTAGGTGGAAAAATGAGTACTGCAGATTTCATACGTAAGATTAAGGCAGAATGTGCAGAAGTAATCGAGAAACTAAAAGAACAAGCAACTCCAATTAACACAGAAGAAGAGCTTATTCGTTCTGCAGTAGTATCTGTAGAGGATGAAGAGCTAGGTAAGCTTATTGGTTCTACACAGTTTGCTATTGGCAAGGAAGGATACTTGATTGCTGAGGAGGTACCAGAGCGCGAATGTTCTGTAGAGCGTGTACACGGTGTACGTATAGACAATGGTCTAGGAATGACACAGGTAATGAACAATGTAGAGAAACAAATGCTCGAAGTGGAGGATGTACGTACTATCCTAACCAGCCACACAATCCAGTCTCTTGAGGCTCTGAAGCCTATTCTCGAACAGCTCCTAAAGAACAAGCAGACAAAGGTAGCTATTATTGCCCGTGGATTTACAGACAAAGCAATCCAAGACTGTGCAGCTAACATCAAGCAAGGCTTTGAAATTTATCCGATAAACGCACCATACACAGACTCACGAGAGGTAATGCTAGACCTAGCCTCAGTACTTGGAGGACAGTTCTACGATAGTGAGACCCACGATCTCGATGACATGCAACTCTCAGATGTTGGACTAGCACAAAAGATCCGAGCACGTAGATACGATGCTATCTTCACAGGAAAACACGGTGCTGACAGTGACAAAGTACAAGAACGAGTAGCCAAGCTAGAGGAACAACTTGCAGGATCAAACTCAGACTTCGAGAAGAAGATGCTAGGAGGTAGAATTGCCCAGCTAAAGAATGGTTTTGCCCTAGTCAAAGTAGGTGCTTCAAGCGACACAGAACGAAAGCGTATCTTCGACAAGGTAGAAGATGCTGTAAACGCAGTACGCGCAGCCCTACAGGAAGGAACAGTAAAAGGAGCCGGTCTAGCATATAAAGAGATTGCAGACGCTATGCCAGATGACTACATCCTTAAACGACCACTCCTTTCAATCCACGAACAAATAATGGCAAATGCCCCAGCAGACTTCGTAGTAGAAGATTGGGTACGAGACCCTGTAAAGGTACTTCGCGTAGCACTAGAGCAAGCATGTTCAGTAGCAGGAGACCTAGCAACAGTATCCGTAGCTATCCACACCGAACGAGACAGGGGTTGTAAACACGACAATAGTGTAGAATAACTACCATGGACATCTTCAAAGCAAAGAAACGTGCAGAGAACTCCCTACAGAAATTCGGTAGAGGTCTAGCAAAACTAACCAAACGATCTCCTGAATCACGTCTCAGAGGAGCAATGAAAGCATATTACGAAGGAGGAGGTGGCGGAAGAAAACCACGCCTCACAGACTACAAATGAAAAGAAAACGCAAGATAGGTAAACAGTTTCATGCAACAAGAGCAATGATTCGAGACTATCTTGCAAGAACTAAGCCATGGAAAGAAAACTAGACGAGGTAAAACCCTATGAAAAGAACGCCAAGAAGCACCCTAAGAAACAGGTGGAGCAGGTAGCCGCATCTATTAAAGAGTTCGGCTTCAACCAACCGATAGTAGTAGATAAAAACGGCGTAATCATAGTAGGCCACGGACGCTACGAGGCCGCGAAGTCTCTAGGAATGACAACAGTACCAGTCCTAGAGGTAGACCTAACGGAAGAACAGGCAAACGCCTACCGTCTTGCAGACAATAAGCTCAACGAGTCCGAGTGGGATATGAAACTCGTGGTAGAGGAACTCAAAGGACTCTCCGAGCCTATGCTAGAGCTAACGGGCTTTGATAAGGATTTGATACTAGAACCAGAGGAAAAGGATGACGAGATACCTGAAAACGTGCCACCACGGGCAAAATTAGGCGATTTGTGGCTCTTGGGCGAGCATCGGGTACTTTGTGGAGACTCTACTAAAATGGAGGACGTAGAGCGGCTTATGGATGGGAAGAAGGCGGATTGTGTAGTTACTGACCCGCCATACAACACTGGAATGGAAGGAAAGCCAGAGGATGAGAAAGCCTGGCTTTCTCATATGTTCAACGACAAAATAGAAAATTGGCCTGAGTTTTTATCTGATGTATTTGGCAACTACTTTGCGGTAACAAAAGGGGATTGCGCTTATTATGTGTTTATAGACTGGCGTAGGGTAAACGACATACGCTCCGAGATGGAAAAGCATATGGACGTAAAGAACGTCATAGTATGGGATAAGAAAGTTCACGGCCTCGGCAGCGACTACAAATCAACTTATGAGCTATGTATTGTAGGTAAGAAGGGCAAGCCCGAAATAAACAACCGCTTTGGGCTAGATTACCAAGACATATGGCGACTACAGCGTGAGATGGGGCGCAACAAAGACCACGCAACAGCAAAGCCTGTAGAACTACTAGAGAAGCCCATTACCCACGCAAGCAAGGCAGACGACATAGTCCTCGACCTATTCCTCGGTTCTGGCTCTACCGTCATAGCAGCAGAGAAGACAGGACGTATATGCTACGGTATGGAGTTAGACCCAAAGTACGTAGACGTAATAGTAAAACGCTGGGAGGAGTATACTGATAAGACCGCAGAATTATATGGCTAGACCCACAGTAATCACACCAGAGGTTATCGCTAAACTAGAGCAAGCATTTGCTATAGACTCAACCGTTGAAGAAGCGTGTAGTTACGCGGATATTTCGAGGGATGCGTTCTATGACTACCTAAAGAAAGAGCCCGAGTTTTCCGACAGAATAGCCGACTTACGACAACGCCCCGTATTAAAGGCTAGAGAGACTATAGTTAAAAGCCTTACTGACCCACATCATGCGTTTAAGTACATGGAGCGTAAGCGTAAGTCAGAGTTTGGCCCGAATGTAGATGTAACCTCAAATGGGGACAAGATAACTTTCGTTCCTTCGGAACTCCTTGATAAGCATGCAATCACAGAGCAACATCCTTCATCCGAGCCAAGCAATAATAGCTAAGGATACCCACAGGTTCCGGGTAGTCTGTTGTGGTAGACGCTTTGGTAAAACCCTCCTCTCAGCATGGGAGATGTTTGCCTTTGCGGTAGCAAGGGACAATGCACGAATAGCCTATATAGCTCCCACCTATCAACAAGCGCGAGACATTGCCTGGAACGAACTCAAGCGTATTTGCCAGCCAGTGATAACGAATACTAACGAAAGCAGGCTAGAACTCACACTACAGAATAAGTTTGGCGGTACTTCCCTAATATCACTTCGAGGGTGGGAAAGTATTGAAACCCTGCGTGGGCAAAGTTACGACTTCATAGTATTAGATGAGATCTCCTCCTACCGAAACTTCTGGGAGCATTGGCAAGAGGTTATTCGCCCTACCCTCACCGACAGGAAGGGAGAAGCATTGTTTATCTCTACCCCCAAAGGCTTTAACCACTTCTATGACCTCTATAACCTGGAGAATAAGGATACGGACTTTAAGAGTTTTCACTTCAGTACCTACGACAATCCACACATTCCCCGCGAAGAAGTAGATAAGGCTAAGGTAGAGCTTACAGAAGATAGATTTGCTCAAGAATACCTAGCAGACTTTAGAAAGACAGAAGGTCTGGTATACAAAGAGTTTAGTAGGGATAGGCACGTTTTCTCAAAAGAAATAGATAGAGTGGTTAAGACTATTGCTGGAGTTGACTTCGGATTCACTAACCCAGCAGCTGTACTAACAATCAAAAAGGACGATGATGGACGCTATTTCGTGGTGGAAGAGTGGTACAAGAGAGGTAAAACAGACGCACAAATAGCAGATTACGTATCCGCATGTGCCTTTAACGAGGTATATCCTGACCCTGAATCAGCATCAGGTGTAGCAGAGCTAATGCAAAGAGGAGTAAACGTACGAGATGTAATCAAAAACAGGGACAGTATAAGAAACGGCATAAACACCGTACGAGAACTATTCAAAGCAAACAGACTATTCATACACAAAGACTGTATAAATCTTATATGGGAGCTAGAGACATACGCATACCCAGATAAGAAACCAGACCATAACGAAGAGGAGAAGCCTATCAAAGAGAACGACCACGCACTAGATGCACTACGATACGCTCTAATGATGGAAGGTGGTATTGGAGAAGGAACAACAGTACGTGTGTTCATACCAGACTTATAAACACCATTGACTTTACATAATCGTGGTAGTATGCAAGCAAATAACCTCTATATAAAATGATTAGCGGCGTTGTAACCGGAAAAGATGGTAATCCTGTAGACGGAGATGGCAAGTCTCTTTCACCTTCACCATATGCTCCTGGAAAGGAAGTAATGGATTTGTTCGCGCAAGTACAAAATGACTATATCCAAGCGTACTCACTGCAGCATAAAACTTTTGATGAGTTCGATGGTATCTCCCTACTAGACCGAGCACGAGTAGACCAGCAGACATTTGCAGCGTATGTAGGAGCTGAGTTCATCCCTTCACAGAAACGTTGGCGTTGGCGCGGTAGAAAGAATACTGCCCGTAACCGTCTCATAGGTATCCTAGCTCACATGCTTAGTGCCATGCTCTTCCCTTACGTACGAGCAGTTAATGCAGAGAACGAGGAGGAAAAGGACACAGCCCGTGTAATGCAAATCCTAGTAGAAGACCACCTACGTAATGCCGGATATGAGATGAAGTTCTTGTATATGGTTATGTCAGCATTGGTAAACCCCGCAGTATTCGTGGGAGTAGAGTACGTACAGGCTACCCAGAAGATCAAGCAAAAGCTACAGGATGGAAGTATAGAGATTCTTGAGGCAGTAGATGACTTCCTTTCAGGTCTAAACATAAACATTATCCCCGTAGATGAGATCCTACTAGCAGACTTCTATACATTCGAGCTACAGCGACAGCCATATATCGTACGAGTACGACGTATTCCATGGGATGAGGCACGTAAGATCTATGGAGGAAACCCAGACTTTAAGTACGTACGTGCAGGAATGACCAAGATCTTCATGACTGGTAATGAAAACCAGACACTATACGACATTGACTGGACAGAAGCAGATAGAAACTACGTACAAGAGATAACGGTGTACTACCGTTCAGAAGACCTGCAAGTAACATTCGTTGGAGGTGTATTCATGGGCAACAAAGAGGATATTTACAACAACAATCCTTTCGAGCACAGACGAATGGTATACACAGAAGGAGGTTGGGCATCAGCACCTATCTACCCATTCGCTAAAGGAGGATTCGAGCCAATGGATCCTACAGGTAGATTTGCGTACTACAAGTCAGCAGCCTTCAAAGCATATTGGGACGACGCAAGTATCAACAAGGCATACCAGCTCCTACAGGACGGAATGTATCTTGACGTATTCAAGCCAAACTTCATTTCAGGCGTATCTAAAGTAGACGGAACTGTTATTGCTCCAGGAGCATCTGTAGCCCTTCCAAAAGACGCATCAGTAACTCCATACCAGCTAGGGCCAAACCTTGCAGCAGCAATGGATGTTCTTAATGAGAACAAAGAAGACCTAGCAGAATCAACACAAGACCAGACTCAAGGTGGAGTAGTTGAGCCTAATGTAACCCTAGGTGCAACACAGATAGCAGAACGAAATGCAAAGCTTATTCTAGGTGTATTTGGTCTGATGCTTGCAAACCTTGTTGAACAGGTTGGATCACTTACCATGGACTGTGTTATCCAGCACTCAACCACTGGAGAGATAGACGATAAGGTACCAGAAGCCTTGAAAGTACGATACCGCACCTTCCTTGCTAAGGGAGAGGAACGAGGCATGAAAGTCACAAACCGGATTGTATTCACAGACGAATACATGGGTAGAAACATGACTGATAAGGAGAAAGAGAAGGAAGAATGGAAGCTATACGAACAGACAGGTAAGGATGGTAAGGAGCGCGAGAAATCAGACCAGCGTATATGGAAAGTTAACCCATACCAGTTCGCTCGTATGCGATACACTATGTACATGGACGCAGACCAGATTGTTTCACGTTCTATGGGTACAGATAAACAGCGTAAGATGCTTGCCTTCCAAATGATGACCGATCCACGAGTAGCACCATTTACCGACCAAGAGGCAGTTATCGAGGACTTTGTAATTGAACCGTTCTCAGAAGGAGACCCAGAACGATACCGACGTAAGGAACAAGCAGGACAGAATGTTAATGACATGCTCGGTGCAGTCATGGGGCAGCAGAATCCGTCAGCCGTTGCCCCTCAAACAATGGCGGGTTTACAAGCTAATCAAGTAGCATGAAAAAACTAAGATCAGCAGGTAAAGGAGCAGCTAAACTAATGCCACTTCACCAGCGTATTGCTACAGGGAATCGTCCAATCAAGAAACCATGAACGCATATCCTTGGGCACAGAACCGTTTGAAGCTCGAACGAGCAATCGAAGCAGTACGCCTTGAAAACAAGGACTTCACTGCAGAAGATGTTAAACGATATTACGTAGACGTTCTTAAAGGTGCACTCCAGTTCGTGGATGAACCTAAGAAAGACGTTGAAATAGTAGTTAAAAAAGATAAGAAATCAAAGAAAAAATGATATTGTCGCTTGTACTGTGGTTCATCAGGAGAAAAAACCTGTCAGACAAAGACAGGAACAAGGTAGTTACTACTCTTTTAGAGAGTATTGATGCACCACCATTACAAGCACTTATCAGCGTAGACGAAAATAGGCGTGTTTTAGTGAAAGGTAAGCCACTTTCTGTCGAGCAGATACAAGCTCTTCGTGAGAGTGCCTCAGCCGTACTAAACTCAACAGCCCGTAATCTTATCCATGAACAGGTCAGATATGCAGCAATAGACACAGGGTTCCTAAAGAACGGTACCGGAGACTTATACAGTCAATTGTTCTACAAAGCTGCACTTTGGACTGCACAAGAAGAAGATAATCTACTACGCGCACTCGCCTCAGAGGATATACACACCTTGACGTAACACTTTCGGTGGTATACTCGAAGCAAAGGAATCCACCCTCTAGCTGGAATATCAATAACGCACCGTTTGCTATAAAACGATTATGGAAAATGAAAATCAGGTAGATACAATCGTCTCACCTACCGAGACAAACGATGAGACTCAGGTCACATCAACCCCTTCATCAGAGAAAAGCCCAGTTGAGGCAGAACTTGAGAAGGTAGAAACACGTAAGCGTAGTAAGCTTGAAAAGCTTGAGTTTACTAAGAAACGTATTGAAGATCAGATTGCTCAGGAACGAAAGGAGCAGGGTATTGAGTCAAATGACTTGGACAAACCACTCACTTTGGCAGACCTGCAAGCCTTCGAGAATGAGAAAGCAATCACTTCAGCTCTATCTTTGGCAGATGATATTGAGAACGAACACGAGAGAAAGCTTACTCGATTCCATCTTGAGAACACCATCAAGCCTTCAGGAGATCCTCAAACTGACTTCCGAAATGCAAGACTGCTCGTCGAGTCTGTTAAAAACAAACAGCTCCTTGAAGAAGTAGGACGCGCTTCAAAGCCAAAAGGTCATTCCTCAGCCCCAAGTGCCCCTATGAAACAAAAAGCAAACGACGAACTAACCAAAGAAGAGACAGACCTTATGAAAGGTTTTGGACTCACTAAGGAACAGGTCATTGCAGCTCGCGGAAAGTAACCCTTTTCTTACATGAAGGATTAGTAAAACCCTAATCCCGACATACCATGCGTGGTGACATTTCAATCTATCGCGCCCCAGCAGCTCTGTTCTCAACAGTAGCTTCTGTAGCGTCAGGAACCTCTGCTTCTATCTCAGCCGGTGAACCAACCACACCAGCAGGAGCAACAGGTTCAGTCACGGGTGTTGTTGCACTTTCAGCAGACGGATCACCTACAACTGTAGGAACCGCTACTAACGTGCACTTTGCTGGTCTTGCTAAGTCTGACTCAAACGAGACAGCTTCAGCAGCAGGAAACGTAACACTCTGGGCACCAATGCCAGGTATCCTATATGCAGCAAAGGCTAAGTCAGCCGCAGCTGTGGATACTGCAGCAGAAATTATTGCACTCCTTAACAAGCGAGTTGTACTTGACCTTACTGCAACAGTTTGGACAGTAGATACCGCTGCAACGGATGCTATTACTAACGGCGTAATTATCTTTGGAGGCGATCCACAGGCAAACCTTGTGTACTTCGCTATCTCACAGAACGTTACCGTCTTCAGCACAGGAGCTGGAACCTAATCTTTCTAATTTATGGATGGTCTTACTCAAGATAGTGGCCCAAGTCTAAATCTAGTAAAGACAGGACTTGACCACCTCTTCAATCAAGCAGAAATGCAAATTGCAACGCCAGGAAAGGCGACTGCAACAAACCCACTTGTATTCGTTCAAATGCCAGCTGGCTCAGTAGCCGCAGTGCAGTCAACAATTATCGGTGGTGGTGGATACTTCGGACAGTCAACTGACGACGTTCCTCCTACTAAGGATGCTGCGAAGCGTGCATACGCTACTCGCCAGTCTCAGGTCATCAACTTCTACGAGAACCTTCCAATCTCTCGTACGTTCATGGAAGACCAGCAGCTCGGTGCAGTATCTAAGTCTGTACAGCAATTCGCTCTAGCATGGAAGTCCTCACAGGATCGCAATGCTTTTGCGGTGTACAACAACGGATTCACTACCCAGACTACAATCGACAACGTAGCTCTGTTTAGCGCATCTCACGTAAACCTTAACGGTGACACTGTTGATAACCTTGAATCAGGAGCACTCACTACAGACACACTCAATGCGTCTATCGTGAACCTCCGGGGTCAGGTAAACCAGACTGGTGTTATCGCAGGGTACGAACCTAAGTTCTTGCTCTGTTCTTCAACCCTTCACTTGACTGCAATGGCAACTGCCAAATCAGTTCTTCGTGCAGGAACAGGTAACAACGACCTTAACTACTTCTCTGAACTCTACCCAGGAATGGAAGTACTTTACAGTCCGTTCATTAGCTCAACCACAGCATACTTTGTTGGTTCTTTCACTCACGGCGTAACTCGCTTTGAACGCGAAGGACTCTCAACAACTCTTGTGCCTTGGCAGAATCAGGCTACCGACCAGTACATCTACAAGATGCGCGCTCGTGAGGTAGTTGACTCTATCGACTTCGACGGACTTGTTGGATCAACAGGTGCTTAACTAACAGTAATTAGCAACCAACATGAAAGCAAATTTCGCTATCGGTCTGGCTCTGGTTGCTGTTGTTATAGCAATCTTCAATCCATTCCAAAATCTTTCTTTCGGAGCTGCAACATCTGGTAACACAACCAACTTTGACGCAGTAACGTTAGATAATGGAAACCTAACACTTACAAACGGTAGTATCTCAATTGCGGTTCCTACTTCTGGAACATCAACTGTAGGCACAATCGGTTGTATGCAAGCAAACGCAACTTCATCTGCAACCAAGATTAAGGTGGTGTTCTCTCCTCTAGGAGCTACATCAACCTTCTCTGGAACTGCATACTGGAGTTACGGTACCTGCCCATAGCGTGTCCTCCCTTTCTCCGATAAATCGGGGACGGGAGAGGGCGCACTAACCGCCTCTAACCAAACAATATATGTCTGATCTAATGCGCGACGATTACAAATTCACAAACATCACAACCGCAACTACCACACAAGTAGTATCTGGGCCAGTACGTCTAATTCGAGTAGTTCTTAACGAGACTACAGATGGTGCAATTACTATCTCAGATAGTACTTCTGCCGGTACACCAGTTGTAGCGGTTATTGCTACATCTGTAACACCACAGACCCTATACTACGGCGTACGACTAACCACAGGACTACGTATTACCACTGCAGGTGCTTCTGATATTACTGTCGTTTGGACAGCAAACTAACGTATGGCTTTGCGAAATGTCGCACAGCTAAAAGAGGGGGTTGCTGGACTTCTCACAGGAACTAACCTAAATAACGTCACCAACCTTGACGTAGCACTGTCTCGCGCGGCTAGATATGTAGCCCAGAAGATGGATGCACCAGAAGCGGTAGGACGTGAGCCTATTACGCTTTACGATGGCGTATATTACTACAACGCACCAGAAATATTGTTTGGAACAGCGGTTAACTTAATCAGACCACAAGGGAACACAAGTGGCGCAAACCTATACTCCTATAAAGTACCCATTGATGTGTTCACCAGAGGCAAGTTTCACTTCCCTAATGGGTACACTCTCGACCTAGAGTACGATAAGGGCGACGGTATTATCGGTATCTCATCAAACGTACCTCTTCCCCGCGTGATACTAAGCTCAATGTCAGATGCAGATGACTGGACAGCAGGAGGCTCAGCATCAACACCAATCACAGATACGGTAAACTTCTACCAACCACCAGCGTCCATTCGTACTACGCTCACAGGAAGCTCAACAGGAACACTAACAAGCACCATAGACGCTGTAGACCTATCAGATTATGAGAATGTAGGTGTAGTTTTCCTAGCAATACAGACACCATCTGCTACAGACCTAACGTCAATCGCAGTTCGCGTAGGCTCGAGTGCCTCAGATTACGTATCTGTTACAGAAACAGAGGGCTTCTTGGGTGCTTTCCAGGCTAATAACTGGCTTCTAGTAGCATTTGACTGGGCTGGAGCTACAGAAACAGGTACTGTTGACTACGAAAACATTGATTACCTACAAGTACGTGTAAATCACACAGCAACACTAACCAACTTTAGGCTTGGAGGTCTTTGGATTGCACAACCATCTATAAACGAGATCATCTACCAGACAGCAGCACTGTTCAAAAACAGCACAACAGGTGTTTTGTCACAAACTATTGGTAGTGATAACGACCTTATCATCCTAAATGATGCTGCATACTCAATCTTGGAAGTAGAAAGCGCAAAGACTATCGCAATGCAGATGTCAGGAGGTAAGTACACCTCAATGATTAAAGGATTTGATGAAACTCTATATGGAAACCAGTCAAGTGAAGGTCTATACGCACGATACACAGCAAATAACCCATCAAATCAGCTAAGACAGATAGATTCGTACTACGATACAGGTTGGCAGGATAGACAATACTAATATGCCAGGCCCAGGAACTGACAACTACAAGTTTAACCTCATAGGAACTTCAAAAGCTCCTTTTGTTGGCTATGTATCTTCTGAGGATCCTACCCGCGTAAGCCCACAAGCGCTAGTTCGTGGCTCTAAGAACGTACTACTAAGAGATACAGGTAACATTGAGGTACGCCCAGGTATCAAGCTATACGATGAGGCAGATGGCGAACAGGACGCTGTGGTTCAATCATTTGACTGGAACGATAAGCAGGGAAACACACTACTAATTCGTGTACTTGAGAGTGGAAAACTACAGTTCTATAACCGAGCAAGCGATACATGGTACTTACTTGAAGAGTATGATTCAAACGCCTTCTTCTTTGCAAAGTGGTGGGATGACGTAGAAAAACAGGAGTTACTTATCATGTGTAATGGTACCTCTAGCCTATATGAGTGGTCAGGAGCCATGGTAGATGGTGTAGGTGATGTTGATAACTACAACACTATCGCTATTGCAAACACAGGTATCGTCAACGCCATTTCTTTCGGAAGTACCTCTAACGAGCCAGTGATACCATTCACAACAGCAGTATCAAACGCAGCATCAGCCACGAACAGAAAGAGCGCAATTGTCCTTGATGCAAACCCAACCGGTTCAAGTACATTACTAAGTGTAACAGTGTCTTCAGACGCACCATTCGTCTCAGGTACGTTCTGGGTACAGTTTGTAGATGCTCTCTCTACACCTATTAGTGATACATTCTCTCAAGTACTTATCGGCCCTACTAAAGAAGATACGGTACAGAGACTCCTGTCGTTGTTTAATGATCCTAGTGCCAATACCGCAACCCAGAAGGGCTTTGTAGACTCAGACATACTAACAATCATCAACGACTACCTTACGTTTACGGCAGTCCCATCTCTTGAATCAGCTACTGAGGATACATTTGCAGAAGCTGGCTTTACTGACAGAGGAACTATTGTTGTTGGTAACACAACCTACACCTACGATCTTGTGGCTGGTAGATGGTTGGTGAACATAAGTGGTACCCCAGATACAAACGATTTTGCGTACGCGGGTGTAGTTGAGACAACAAACACACCAGATGCTGACTTTGAGAACGACTTTATTCTAGTACTCAATAACCAGCTCATCTGTTGCTCGTTCATGTCGCGTATTATCTACATATCAGCAGACGACGACTACACAGACTTCACTAACTCAGGAGACCTTGTCCCTGGAGACCCAGACTTTGCCATATTGGACGAATACCCTACTGGTGGAATTACCAGAGGAAGCTCCGCATATATTGGTGGAGGAAAGTCTACATGGTATGAGGTAACTCCAAACACACCAACTACCTACGTTGCGTCTGTAGGTGCTACCGTTATTACAGAAGTAAAGAAGTTTGTTGGTTCTGGTCTTACCGCTCCTCTTGGCGCAAACTTTGTGACCTCTTTCGGGGAAGATATTGTATATCTAGGACAAGACCATCAGCTTAGAACCCTAGGTTTCTATAGAAACTTCTCAGCACAGAAGTCTCCATCTCTTTCACTAGCTGTACGTCAAGAGCTTATCGAGGAGGACTTCACAGGAGGTTGTGTACGAGCAATCGACGAATATATCTACATTGTTGCCCCTGTATCTGGCCGTACATACCTATACGAGATTAAAGACGACGTAGACGAGGTAGGAAACATCACTTCAAGAAAGAACTGGCAACCACCGCAAGATTGGAATATCTCACGCCTAGCTATTGTTGATGGTATCGCACATGGATATAGCGCGGAAAACCCACAACTATACCAACTTTGGGACACAAACCAATGGCATGACGATACGTCAGATGCTAATACATTCGCTCCATATACCTGTGTTGCCAGATTCGGGTATAGACAATTTGCAGATAGAGACGACCTAGGGAGCTTCGATAAGGTCTATTACGAAGGGTATATCCTGCCAAATTCAGACCTTCAAGCAAATGTGTACTACGACTATCGAGGTGCAACCGCAATAGAAGAATCAGTACTGTCAAGCGAGACAGTAAACCCAGTACTATTCGGTAATACCGGAGTTGTAACTATTGGTGGAGATTTGATCGGAGAAACTACCATTGGTGGTGGACTACGAGATGTCGATTACGCGAATAACCTACAGAAGTTTAGAGTAATAACAAACGTAGAAGTGAAGGACTGTTTCGAGTATCAAATAGAGCTAGTATCAGAAGCACCGGACTCACGATGGGAGCTTATTGCAACTGGTGCAAACGAGTCTCTATCCACAGATGAACCAGTCAATTTACAGTTGACAACGTAGTATAATACAATCAATTTATGACCCAATCTATTCCAACAACAGCAGCAGACTTCGAGACAATACTTGCAGCACAAGCAAGTGCAGGAGACACAGAGCTAACACTAGCTTCAGTAGAAGATACAGACGGCAACAACCTAGCTGCGGGTCTATATGGCTTTACTCTTAGTGGAGACGAGGAAAACTACAAAGAGTTTATCGTTGGTGTACTCTCAGGAACCTCTGTAACCTCAGTACGATCTATCTCAGCACAAGGTGTGTCTACTGTAGGACTATCTAAATACCACAGACGAGGTGCCTCTGTAGCTATTACAGATTGGGTAGTAATTGGAAGACTTGTAGGTGTAGCATCAGGGACGACAGGCTTCGATTCAGCTGCTCCACTATTTTATGATGCAGACCCAGGGAACTTCACAGGAAACGAGATCCCAACAGCAGACTGGGTATCAGCTCTTGTAAACGGAGGTACCGTATCTTTCAATCCACAGATCCTAACGACACAGGTAGCTGGGGAAAACCTCACTGCTAACCAAGCAGTATATTTCAAGGAATCAGATCAACGATGGTATAAGATTGATGCAGATTCAACCTCAACCTATCAGATGTTAAAGCGTGGATTTGCCAACGCTACTCAGACAACAGGTGGAACACTAGGTATCTTGGTAACCGGTCTTATGTCTGGTTTTTCAGGACTTACTCCAGGATCAAAATACTACGCAAGCAACACCGCAGGAGACATTTCAACTACCCCAGGTACTAATACTATCTATGTAGGAACTGCGTTTAGCGCAACACAACTTATCGTAGACCCGTATGTACGAGATATACCGTACGGGAATGAGAAGGACGCACTTGCTGGTTCTCTAGGTACACCAAGCTCATCTAACCTATACCTGACACAACTTAATACAAGCGATGGGCAAGCAGACCAATCTCAAACAGCACAAGACGCAACACAGGGAGTAGGTCTAGCAAACACCACAGGCTTAAACAATAAGCTGGCACAGTCGTTTATCCCAACAACAACTAAGATTCGCGGTGTCTCTTTGTTTAAGACAACAAACACAGGAACATTCACTGGAACCGTAACAGTAGCACTTCAAGCAGATTCAGCTGGTTCTCCTTCAGGTTCTAACCTAGCATCTGTAACTATCACAAACGCTCAGTGGCTTGCATTGGTGAACGGAGAGTTCGATGCGATATTCTCTACAGAATACACATCAATGACCGTAGGAAGTCTGTACTGGATAGTAATAAGCACATCTACATCAGATACCGCAAACCATCCAAACGTACGTTCTAACAGTATTGGTGGGTATGCAAACGGGTCAGTAAAATACAACAACACTGCAGATGGATGGGTCGCAATCGCTACAATCGACCTATACTTCAAGACACTAGAAGGAAATACTAGTCAGGTAATTACGTCTGGTGCTGATGGATATATTGGTGCTTCTCTAGTACCACAAATGATTGATTCAAACACTACAGCGATCACCATTACTAACGGTGCCAGTTCAACAGAAACAACACTGTACACAAAGACACTTCCAGCTAACCTTCTTGGAAGAAATAACGTAGTGAGAGGAAAGGTATACCTAAGTTCGTTCGGGCGATCTAACACAAATAACCCTGTATTTCGTCTAAAGTATGGTGCAACTACTGTAGCAACTATAACTCTCGGAACAGGTACAGGCATCAGTCCAGCTTGTAGCGGTTTCCTATACTTCGAGCTTATAAATGCGAACTCAACCATCTCACAGATAGGAACACTTGAGTTCATTGCAAGTATTGGTGGTGCTGAAGCTACTGCGGATACCAACGTAGGTTTCAGTAAGGCGCTCCAGTTTGCTAACGGAACTGCAGCGGAAGATTCAACTGGCGCACTTGAAGTGAGTGTGACTGTTGATTATGCAAACACCAACGCGGACGACGACCTAGTAACATTATACGGATACATGGAAGTAATCCGCCAACTCTAATATGGCAAAACGTCCACTACTTACTGCAAAGACGAAGCTTGTAGATGGTATTCGTAGGAATATCGCTGATGACACTGTAGCAGCACCCTCTACAATTTCGCAGGATAAAAAGATAAAAGAACAGGGGTACACTGTAGGAAAAACACCTACAGTAGTCTCAGATACAAACGTACGAGAGAACCTAATCCCTGGCATCAAAAGCGATGCACAGCAACTGCTAGCACCTACACAAGATCAAGTACAGCAACAGCAAGCTCAGCAACAACAGCAAACAACTACACCAGACGATAACGAATACTCTCAACTATACGAGAGCATTGTCGGGTCATCTCCTTCTGAGGATCCCTACTATGATACCGAAATGAAGCTTCTCGACGACATCAAGAAGACATCTGATGTACAGACACGATCATACCTAGACTCTCTTTCACAGGTGTATAACACCCGTAGAGCAGAACAACAGGCACTAACAGGTGCACAACAGCAAGGCGCACAACAGCTTCTTATGCGAGGCGGTGGTGCACGATCAGGTTCAGGCTCCCAACTACTCTCAGGTATTGAACGCCAAGGAATCCGTGAACTCTCTATGCTCGATGCAGAAGAACAGCAACTAAAAGCATCTGCCCTAGCAGCACAGACAGACCAGAACTACAAGCTTCTTGGAGACAAACTTGCGCTAATGAAAGAAAAGCGTACAGAAAAACTAGAGACCGTGTCTTCTATGTGGCAAGCAATCGTAGACGAGAAGAAGGAGACGCAAAAAGCTATTGATGAAGTTATAGAGAGTGCTTCTAAGAATGGTGCACCAGCATCAGTTATAAATGCAATTAGTAGTGCTACAGACAAGGGTGCTGCTATTCAGGCAGCAGGAGACTACTTACAGGAAGGAAGTGGTACTGTCGGTGAGTATCTATTCTATAAACGCGAAGCACAAGCTGCTGGGCAAGTACCTATGTCATATCAGGCGTATGCAGATATGGACGCAAACCGTAAACGTTCAGTAGTAAATATAGGAGGAAATGGTATCTATTCTCCAAACCAAGAGAAAGTCATAACCCGTGTTGATAATGCAATATCAAACAACCCAATGTACAAGAAGTACAACTCGATGATCACATTTGCTAATAACGTAAATACAGCACTCGACTCAGGAAACGGAGTGTCTGACATTGCTGCAATCAACCAGTTCCAAAAGGTTATCGACGAAGGTGCAGTCACAAGAGATCAAGACGTAAAGCTCATACAGAGCGCACAGTCACTCTCTAACCAACTCTCACTCATGACGAATAGACTCAAGAGCGGACAGCAACTCTCACAGACTCAGCGTGACCAGATGCGAACAATGACAAATGAAATGCTTGCCGCACAAAAGAATGCTGTAGACAACGATCCGTTTATCCAATCTAAGAGAAAAGAATTGGAACGCAATAGTATTGATGTTGCAGACACAATTATAGGAGGTATAGACGAAGCAACTGTTGGCACAGGTGGAGATTTAATTAAGCAGGAACGTGATGCTGAAAATAGGGTTGTAGACATCGCAGCATCAAACCCAGAAGCAGAAGCAGCTATACGTCCTCTTCTAGAGGCAGACGTACCGTTTATTGAGATTGTTGAGGCATTACCAGAATATTTTAACTAACATGGCAACACCAGAAAGAATTGCAGAAATACGACAGATGGCAGGTCTATCCCCAGACGTACCTCCTGGCTCTAGCGTCAACAGTAAAGCGCGACTTAGTGCTTTCGATTCTAAACTTGAGGCAGCAAAAGAAGCAAAGCGTTCTGGTGCTGAAAGGGTGGTACGCGGTGCTTATGATGTAGTTAAAGATGTTGCAACTGGTGTGTCTAAAGGTGGCACAAGTACTATCTTGGGTTTAGGTAATATAGGGCGTGAAATACAACAAGGTCTAGGAAAAGGTATAGATACACTCACTGGTGGAGCAACGAATCTAGAGGCTACTGCTAAGGGTGGTGTTTTTGACCCTGAAAGCGCAGCTGGAATGAAAGCACGAGAGATAGTAACCCCAGAAGGCACTGGTGAGGAAGTTGGCTATGCAGCAGAACAATTAGGAGAGTACTTCTTACCAGCAGGAGCTGCGAGTAAGGCAGAAAAGGCAGTAACAACTGCTACAAAGGCAGTAACTAGCCCATTTCTCTCAGGTGCTCTACGAGTTCTTGGTACAGGACTTGCACAAGCATTTCCTGCAGCTGGTGTTAAATATGCTCAGACTGGTGGCGACGAAAAGGCTGCATTTGATACTGGTGTACTAGCTGGAGCAACGAGAGGTGCTCTACAGGTTATCGGTGAAGGTGCTAAGGCAATGAAAATACCTGAAAAGCTATACTCAACTATCTTTAAGAATACGAAGAAGGATATGCTTGCCGAGCTAAAGGCAAATGGACTAGAAAAGATACGATCAGCAGACCCACAGCTATATCAACAGTTGGTAGATGATGGTGTAGTACAGATAGGAGATAAGGGTAAGCAAATAGTAAATGAGACACTAGCAGAACAGGCGTTGGCACGCGGTCTACAAGGAAGTGTGGACTCTATGGCAGACGAGGTTGTTCGTGGCACGATGAAATCAGAACAGGCAGTCAGAAATATTGCATCAACATATAAGGGTACAGTGGATCTACCAGAAGAACAATTCCAAAATGTTTTGAGAGAGCTTGCACAAGAGTACGACAACGTCGGTTTCGGTGAGATAGGTAAGGAAGCAACACAACTTGCAGATGCACTAAAAGCCACTGAAGGTAAAGTAGATGCAAATACAGCACTGAAGATTCGCCGATTCCTAGACAAGATGCGTATTGCAGCGTCGTTCGACAAACCAACAAACAAGCTGTCTACAGCACAGGGTAATCTAAAAACATTAGCAGATTCTGTACGTCAACGTATAAACAAGATCCCTGAAATGGGTGGTGTTATGAAAGAGTACTCATTCTATATAGATGCACTCGATGCCCTTGCTGCAGAAGCTGCACGTTCTGGTAACAGACAAGTACTATCACTCATTGATAGTGTCTTCCTTGCAGGTGCTGCTGGCCCAGGTGGTGCTGCAGTGCTACCTATCGCAGTGATAAGTAAGTTGCTTCGTGGGTCTGCTGGAACTACAGGACTAGGACAAGCCCTTGAAAAGGGCGTTGCTGGCCCACTTATGGGTGGAGGTATTGGATCTGCTAGTGGTTCGATAGCTGCACCAAACCAATAATAACTAGCACGATAAAACCTAGTATTACAAGCATGAGACTACTATACCATGAAACCTAAACCAATCAAGTCACCAATGCAAGCACCACCAGGAAGTCCACTCTTTCTGGTTAAGCTCGGTGCTGATCTATTGAAAGTACATAAAGATTTCATGAGTAAGGTTGACTTGTTTATTGCAGGTCAAGAAGAGCTACGAGAACAGGCAAAACGAATACAGAAGCTTCCTAGAGGCGATAGGGGTGCTACAGGGCCACAAGGACAGAAGGGAGATCCTGGTAAAGATGGTGAGAACGGGAAAGACGGGAAGGATGGAGAGGTGCCAGACCTTATGGCGATAGTAGATATGGTTATAGAGAACCTACCAAAGAAACCTGAGATGGTTCCACCAGCAATATCAGACATTGTAGTAGCTGTTAAAGAGGCTATCAAAGACATGCCTATCTCTGAGTTCCCAGCAATCTCAAGAGAGATAGCGTCATACCGCAACCAGCTTGCAATGAGAGAGGGACAACCACTTGCAGGTAAGGTGTATGGCAAGAATACATGGGCACGAGGTGGAGGCTCTTCATCTTCAGGAGACGGAATTGCATACGAGATTCCAACAGGAGATGTAGATGACTCAAACCTAGTATTCACAGTAGCAAACGACCCTGTGTACATTATAGTAAACGGAGCACAGTATCTTGTTGGTACCGGAACATTTGCAACATACGCAGCAGGAACCATTACCCTAACATCACCAGTCGGCGTTGGTGGATTCATAAGATCGGCATATGTACCTTAAACTTCTTACACTACTCATAGCGTCACTTCTACCACTTTCAGCAAGTGCTCAATTAACCGTCCCACAAGGAGGAACGGGAACAACTACTGTACCTGCAGGATGGTTTGTTGTTGGTTCAAACTCACTACGCGTAACAGCACAGCAGTTTGTTGATCTAGTATCTGACGTAACTGGAAACCTACCTGTAACTAATCTCAATAGTGGTACTAACGCGTCTGCGTCTACATTTTGGCGTGGAGATGGCACATGGGCCACTCCAGTAGGCGGTGGAACTGGGACTGTCTCTACATCAACAAACGAGACAGCAGGATTCTTGTCATATTGGACTACCACATCAGGTACACCAGCAAGACTTGGACAAGTAGCTACAACTACCCTATCAGGAACCGCTAATCAGGTATCAGTATCAAATTCTCCGATAATAATAGGGGGTACACCAGCAGTGCTTACTCTTCCAAGCCACGTAATCTTCCCTAACTCATTCTTCGCTACTAACGCGTCAACAACTAACGCAACTACAACCAATCTTGGTGTGACTGCACTATATGCAATAGGTTCAGGAGGTATTGATTTTCATTCAAATAACGGAACGCACGTTGCAGAGTTTGGTCAAGGTGGAGGTTCAAACGCAACCTTTAGTGGAGGTGTAAACATTGACGGTGCAACTAGACTTGCAACCTCTTTGACAGGACTACTACAAGCTATGTCAGGAAGTGTAACTGCACTAGCTACAACCTCTGTAACATGTACGGGAACAGTAACCTGTAGCTCATTTACCGCTATTGGCCCTTCCCCTATTACTATCAACGGTTCAGGAAGTGCATCTAATCCATACGAGATTGCTACCACTTCAAGTATCGCGCAGAGCCAGCTCGCCTACTACACCCAAGCATCAGGCAGAACGACTATTGGCGGTGTAGCAACAACCAGCCTCACCGCATCAGGCGCACTATCACTATCTCAGCCGATAGTAGTCTTGGGTACATCTGCATCCGCTCTTTCAATCACAGACGCAGTAGCAGACGGCACAACAAAGGGCGCAGCATCATTTACCGCAGCCGACTTCAACTCATCTGCTGGAAACATCTCAATTGATTACACCAACGGGCAAGCAGCGAGCGCAGGAGCTAAAGGTTTTCTAACATCAGCAGACTGGTCACTCTTCAACGGAAAGGAAAGCGCACTCACCTTCACCTATCCACTTGTACGCTCAACAAACACCATCTCACTCGCCTTCGGAACGACTACATCAAACACATGGGCTAACACTCAGACATTCACCAACTCACCTGTCTTCACATCATTGACTGGTGGCTTGGTCTATTCAAACGCTACAAGCGACACAGTAGCCAGTGTCTCAACCACGACCCTTGCACTGTCAGGGCCGTTCACCACAACCGCAACACTTGGGACGCTTGTTGGTGGTGCTAACGCGACAATCAACTGGACAGGTCTTTCAACAACAACTCAACCAGCCATCTCTAACCTTCTAGTATCAAACGGCGCGGCTGGTGTGTTTGGTGTAGCAACTACATCAGTAACCTGTACTGGTTCTGTAACATGTACCACCTTCTCAGCAATTGGATCATCTCCAATCACAATCAACGGAACAGGAGGTGGTGGAGCAGGATCAACCGCATGGGCAACCACAACTGGATCAGGAGGCACAATTCTCCAGTACCCATCTGATACATCTGCCGATCTTTTGTTTGGTGGAAGCTCAACATCAACCGCACCGTTCTGGTGGGACGTATCTGCATCTAAGTCATACGTAGGTCAGTACGCAGCCAATGACGCATCAATTACGTTTGGCCCTAATGGAACTGCTACGACCTCTATCGGTATAGACTACTCAAACAGTGAAGCGTTCAGCATCTCAGACTCCGACACACTTGGTACGAGTGAGTGGTTCACACACCTAAGAAGCGGACTAAACGGTTTTGGTAGCTCTACGCCGTGGGGTATTCTTTCTGTCGCCTCTTCAACGTACGACTACCTACGTCCAATGTTCACGGTAGGTACAACGACAAACTCTTTGTTCGGTGTGTTCTCAACCTCAACTAACCAGCGATACAACGGCGCAGTTTCTAGTGGCGTAAATGGTGCTGTAAACGGAGCACGAGTAGTTATCGGTAACAACGGGCCGTTTGGCTGGCTCGCTGGTATGGAGCAGTTGTGGATTAACGGATGGTGGAATCAGCGCGACTTCCAACAGTTCTGTGACAACCCAGTTGGAGCTACTGCGATTGCGGCAGATGGTATTGCACCATGTGGTGGCTTCTCATTTATGGAAGACGGAACCGGCACACTCACCGCATCAACAACCCCAGCAGCATCAGGTGGACAGGCGTTCGGTGCAATCACAACAGCGGCAGCAAACGATGGAGCTGGAGTATTCCTAAACAGCACATCAGCAGGATTCCTCACACTCTCAACGTCTACACCTTCAATGGAAGTGTATGCTCGTATTGGAAACTCTCAGACAGCATCTACAACCGCATCTGGTAACACTGGATACGTGATTGGTTTCACGAACCTTGCCACAGCAGGTACCGCATACGAGACTGCACCAACAGCCGGAGCATTCTTCCAAGCAACCTCAACAAACAACTGGCAAGCTATTACACGCACCGCCAGTGCATCTACACAGACTGACACGGGAGTATCCTCAACAACTGCTCTTACAGGTTCAGGAAACTTCAGACACTTCAAGATTGTTGCTGATGTTGATGGTGTGGACTTCTACATCCGTACTACAGAAAGCGGCCCTCTAAACAAGGTTGCAAGACACACTACGAACCTTCCTACCGTTGTACTAAACGCTGGAGTACACATGGGACGTGTGAACGTGGGTGCTATGTACGCAACGCTTGACTTCTATCGCCTACGCGTCTGGTGGAAGAGTGTGCTCATGCAATAACATGAACCTAAAAACACTCGGCACTGGAATAGTGATACTGAGCGCGGGGTTCGTGCCATTCGTCCCAAACGATATGACGTTCCTGTACGCGTATCAGACTACTCCTCAAGCAATCGAAGAAGCTACAGCACTAGCAAACGCACCTAAAGCTCCTGACGCGCCTGAGTATCTAAAGAACGTACAAGCACCACCGTTTTTCGAGGATGACGACAAGAACGGGATAATCTCCGTTGCAGCATTCCAAGACACAAACGGAAGTGTTGTGTTTGTACGCATTCCTGACGAACAGTACGGACGCATGGGAGAGAAGAATGCACCTACTAAGGGTGTCTCTGCTAATCCCGAAAAAGAAGAATACAAGTCTCTCATTGAGACCCTTCTTGTAGAGGAGGCTAGTGCCGCTGTTGCTACAGGCAACACATCAGGCATCACGTACTCTGCTAGTGGTGCAACATCCTACACCGTCTCCCAAACTACAGCCGTTGGTGATACGTACCTTGTAAGCACTGTCTCTGACTGGTCAGGTGACAATACAACTGGTTGCACCTTCAATGGAGATTCCTATACCCAGCTTGTAAAAGAGACACGTACGCCTGACTCTGGCTCACTCGAAGTCTATCTATACGGTCTTCAAACACCTGACATCACCACAGCTAATGTGCAGTGTGATCGTTCCTCTTCAACGCTATGGATTGGTCTTGGTAGTGTATCGGTATCAGGTACGGACACTACTAACGCTGTAGATGCTACGGCGACTGAACCTGGACTTGCTGGGCAGTCATCAGACACCATCACCATCACAACTACCGCAGACAACACTGGGGTTATTATCGCTGCGGTTGCCGACAACTGTAATATCGCAGCATCAACAAACGCTACTGAACTTGTTGCAGGAACAGGTACGCCTGGGGACTGTCATATCCTTATGCGCTCTTCAACCTTCCCAGAAGGGGCTGCTGGAGCATATGCCTACACATACACGTTTAACTCTAACTCTGGTCACGCTGCGGTTGCTGTGTCTTTGAAACCCCCAGCTCTTGTACAAACCGAGACACTAATCAGGTCGGGAGGGTTTATAATTAGGAATCAAATGATCCTAAAATGAAAACCGCACTCAAACTATTTCTCAATAAGGGCGTACGCAAAAGCTACGGACAATTTGGCGAGGATGCAGTCATTCAGGCTGCTCTCAAACACATCAAGAAGGGTAAGTATGTAGACGTGGGTGCATACGACCCAGTGCTCTACTCAAACACATACGCGCTCTACAAGAACGGATGGAGCGGTGTGGTGATTGACCCTAACGGCTCTAAGGAGTCTGCGTTTCGTCTCTACCGACCACGCGACACCTTCGTGAAGGCCGGTGTGGGACACAAGGACGTGCGCCGATACTACATCTTCAAAGATGGAGCTTATAACTCATTTGAACGCCCTGACGGTTCAATCGCCAGCGAGCTAGTGAGTATCCGACCTCTACAAGACTTCATGGACAAGGACGTATCGTTCTTGAACATTGACGTTGAGGGTATGGATTTAGAAGTACTGAAATCATACGACTGGTCACACAAGCCACTACTCATTGCTGTGGAAGCGAAGATGGGAAGTGAGTGCCAGCAATTGTTAGAAACACAGGGCTACACCCTAAGCGCAATGGCGGGATGTACCCTCTTATTCAGTTATGAAGCCCGATGAACTAGATATTGTTAAAGAACATATTGAACTTGTTATACAAAAAACAGTCAATGGAAAGATAGATAAGCTAAACGACAAGATGGAGGAGCATAATCGTGTACACGAATCTCACATGCAAGTCGTAGTGAAGCACATGGAGGAGACCAAGCCTATCCTCGAAGCGTACAAAGGTGCCAGTACTATAGGTAACTTAGTTAAGTGGCTTGCAGGACTTGGTACCGCAGTAGGTGTGTTGTGGGCAATCATTAGAGGACTTTTCCCATGAACTTACTCTCTGTACTTATTTGCGCGGTAATCTGTAACTATTTCATATGGAAAAAGTAGGACATGGCTTTAAGTTCAAGCCCAGCGAAGAAGGTGAGTGGCACCTAGGCTCAGGTCTTGCAACAGAACGATTCGGCGCAACTACCCTAAACCCTGGAGGTCAATGGGACAAATGGGTACCAAAGGCAGAGAAACAACGCAGACGACTAGAGACACAAGGCTGTACTATCTACCACTCTCTAAACGCGTGGGAGACACTTGCTAACTTCTATGGGTACAAAGACTTTCCACCTAACTGTTCAGAACGATACAATGGTGTACTTGCTAATATAGGGCCAGACGGTCAAGACCCGCATACATCTTGTGAGGCAATACGTAACTTCGGGGTGATACCAGAAGCTACCCTACCTTTTAGTGAAGACATCTATGATTGGGCGCAGTTCTACTCACCTAAACCAATGGACGAAGACTATGTAAAGCTAGGACAGTCTGTTATTCGTCGCTATGAGCTAGGACATGAATATGTATTTAACGGTGGTATTGGTGTCACCTCAAAGGCACACCTACTAATGAAAGCTCTTGAGAGAGGTACGGTATGTGTATCAGTCCACGCGTGGAAGCAAAAGAACGGGATATACTATAAAGACGAAGGAGATTTTGATAATCACTGGACACACGTAGTTGGGTATAAAGAAGGCAAGTATTGGCTAATCCGCGACTCTTACGAACCATTTGAGAAGAAGGTTGCATGGGATACTAACTTCCAAAGCGCGAAGTTGTACTTTATGAAGCCTAACTATGATGGGATACTACCTTCTGAACGAAACACCCTAATTTATCTGATAAAGAAACTTATTAGCGCACTTACTAAGAAACTAGGCTCATGGATAAACTTGCAACAGAAGTAGCTCAACTCATTATGTGGATAATTAACCTATTTCGTGGTAAACAAGAGGACGTGCCAAGCACCGATAACCAAACAGATATAGTGCTGGAAGCCCCAGATTTGCCCGTGGTTGAGAGTAATCGGGAGAAACTATATAAGTATGCCTACTCTAAATTAGGGGTAGATATGGCACCTACACAGGACAGTCTAGGATGTGCAGAAAGTCTCTCCTACATCCTTAAAGGTTCTGGCCTAACTAACCTCACAGGTATCTTCATAGGTACATACCAGCTTAATGAGTGGCTTTCCAAGAACCTAGAGAAAGTAACAGAACCACTACCAGGGGACATTATTATGTCAGAGACAGGTAGCGGACGTATTAGAGGCCACTGCGGTATCGTTGGTAAGCATAAGATTATGAGCAACAACAGTGCTTCTTTCTTGTGGGACGATCACTGGTCACTAGCTAAGTGGAAGGAGTATTACGGCCAATATGGAGGATTACCAATACGTTTTTACCGCGTAAAATGATTGACGAAGAACAAGAAGCTATCCACAGGGAGCTAGTTGCTCTCTTTAGTGAGGTTGATACAATATCTATCTATGGCAAATAGAAAACTATCAGGATTTTTGGCCTCTTCATCTAACCCTGAAGAAATCTCAAATCGTGTAAAAGGACTTGTATTGGCATTCTCATCAGTAATCATTTTTGCAGCTGCACAGCTTTTCGGTGTACAGCTATCTGCTGGTGACGTAGTATCACTTGCTACACAACTTGGTGCTGTTTCAGGTTTGCTCTGGTCACTATACGGAGCACTCCTAGCACTAATTCGCTTTTTCGGCTCAAAGGCCGTCTAAACGCCTATTTTAACCCTACTGATACTAGGGTTGACTGGTATTAGCGCACCTTTCACACCCTACATACCGCCTGTGGCAGAGGCACATGAATTGACTCTTATGGAGGAAGCGGAACTAAACATCCGCACCTTCACACCAGAAGAGTTGCGGTCTATCGCTGAATCTATACAAGAAGAGTATGGTCTTGATTCGCGTTTTGTAGAGACCTTATCAGGAGAAAGTATGGCTTTCACGTGGAACGACCAAAGCCTTATCCCTGCAAACGGCCCTAATGGACGTGAAGACTCTTGGGGTGTTTGCCAGATCCATCTACCTTCGCACCCTAATATATCTAAAGAAGAAGCATTAAACCCGTACTTCTGTATGCGCTGGACTGCTGAACAGTTTAGGCAAGGTAATGCTCACATGTGGACGGTGTACCGTAACCTATGAAAGACGCACTGATAGCAAGTTTGGAGTGGAGATTATGGGCTATCCTACTTACTGCTATTGTTCTTTCTATTAACGGGCATTCTGCATGGGAAGTTTTTAATCTTTCGTTACAGCTACAGGCTATTTTATTTATTGGTCACGCTGTTTGGCTCTATATACGACGAAACCGCCCTATTTAGGCGGTCTGCCTCTTGCGTAGATTCAGTGTCTCGGTAGCAAGATTTTACAACTATCGGCACTTCGGTTAGGTTGTGCAGTCAAGTGTAAGCGCTGTTGATAAGGTATACTACAACACGTTTTCTGTCAAGTTGTTATTACCAGCCTCGCAAGAAGTGGTATGGTTGATGTTTATTGCAGTCTTTACAATGAACCATCTCGTAGATACCTTCTGAGAATGGCTTCTCGCCTCTAAAATTAACGTTGTGACCACCGCACCGTATACAACCTTCTTTGCCGTAGCACTTTCTATTGCGTTCTTGTACCCATCCCTTATCTCGTAAGTATAGATACAGTAACTCAGTTTGAACCGTATCGTTCTCGTTGTACTTAAGGAAGTACTTTCTCGCTTTGGGGTCTCCGTCCTCTACATCAAACCAAAGTACTTCACCACCCGTCTCCAACTTGTGGCCTATCTTGAAAAACTGTAAACAATATTTGAGCTTGTAGCTAGGTAGTCGAAACTTCTTTTTAATGATTGAGAGAGTATCTATAATCTTTACGTTAGTATCAGGTAGGTCATACATGGCAAAGAACGTGTTGCTCTGTTTTAGATCGAAGGCTTTTGCGTTGTGTCCTATAAGCTCCTCATTCTCAGAATAGACGCGGTGCATGTCTTTCACGAACTCTTTTTCGTTCTTAAACTCCCAAACACCACGGGTATATGGCTTACTTTTACCCAGTTCTTTGTATGAGAATGATGCTGGTTTAATTGGTACGGTCTCCTTTAATAGACGTGACTTCCACATCTTGTCCACAAATCCCCTGTAATGCCCAGGGAATGACTCTATATCAATCGTTCCTCGTTTCTTTTTCATCTTCGATAATTAGATTTACGTACCCGGCAATATCTACCCAAGAATCTTTATATGAGGGGTCTCCGTTAACTATTCTGCTTATCTTCATACTGATAAGCTCAAGTGCTTCCTTTTGTGCGTCAGTACACTTAACCCAGCTCTTACCACCTCTAAACGCTTCTTTTATTCTCTGAGAAACTTCTGCGTTGGTACTAAACTTCCCGTACCTACCACCTCTCTCCT